AGTTCTTCTGTCCTCTCCATTGGCTGCCAATGTTACACCGCAGCCATGGTAGACTGGAAGAACACGCCTTCTTCAGTTAGAGCCTCGATCATCGGTGGTATCGTTACCTCGATTACCGCTGCTGCTGGCTCTATTTATGAAGCCTACTCCATAACCACCAATCTTGACTTCATCTACAAGGGCATACGCTCTGTCATCTCAGCCGAGAAGTTTGAAGCAAATGGACCCCTCATAGCCAAAGGCCTTCTCAAGTTGGTCTTTGCCGGAATTGTTGCCGGTGGTTGCAAAGCCATTGGCAAGAATGTTTCGGACATTGGCCACGCCATCAAAGGCGCCGACACCATCCTTAATGAGGTTAATAGCACTTTCGATGCTATTGTTCAGTGGGCTTCTACTGACAATGATCAACTTCTCGAAATCTGCAAGAAGTCTTTCGACACGAATTCAAGGCTAATTGCCCAACCCATCGGAGCCTTTGTGAAACTAGAACATTCCACAGAGGTCAATAGACAAATACAGACAAACACCGAACTTTCGAGCACTCTTAGTGCCCTCATAAAGAGCGGCACACCAGAAGAGGCAGGAGCTGCCCGAGCTCTCCTTTCCAATTTGACTCAGCTTAGTGCTGCACTTATTGCTAGGAAGACCGAGGCAGCCACTGTGGGTGCTATCAATCAGGCTATTCGACCTGAGCCTGTGGCCATTAATATCTACGGACCACCAGGTCATGGAAAAACCCACTTCGTTGCTAACACCTTGATCCCTTGGCTTACAAATCAATTCCATCTTAATGGAAAGGTTGTCAATGCCACAGGTATCCATGGAGAGTATTTTCCTCCTATTTCTGACGAAGACATCATAGTCATCGATGAATTCTTAGGCACTGGCACACAAGATCCATGGCTGAAGGTGTGGAATGCACTTTTCTCACAATCAGCTATGAATCTTGACAGTGCCTTTGTCAAGAACCAGAATCCCTATGCCCGATTCATAATAACTATCGGGAACGTTGACCCCTCCAAATTTTCGATCGTTGGACCCAAGTACACCAAGGAGTACCAGGACGCAGCAAGAACCAGGATGAACCCAATCCGAGTTAGGAACTTGCTTCATGACCCCACCAAAGATCGTAATGAGCAAGACCGACACCAGCTGGAATTTACTTCCGGAACTACTATCTTGACGTTAGACGACATCAAACGCAAGCTGACAATGCGTTATGAGAAATTTGACCAGCAGTATAGACAATCACTTACTGCTGCCGCTCAAACCTTCCAAGCTACTAATGACGACCCAATCACTGTTTCAATTAACGGTCCACCCGGTTCAGGCAAAACCACCTTGGCACACAGAATCGGAACAACCTACGCGACCTTATTGAACCGACCACTCTGTATCAACAATGAGTGGCGCAAAAATGACGTGCCATCGGTCTATGTCTTCGATGATGCTGTTGTTGAAGCTGAGCAGAAGTTCGGCCAATTTTATGACCTTCTTTCAGCAAATGACATTATCATCACCACCAACAACATCACCATTGAAGAATACGCCCCATATGGAGTCACCAAGTGGTTTAACTCCCTTCCCCACTCCGTCTATTACCGTTCTCCTCAGCTAAAGCTTTCTGGCACTTACAGGAGGTTAGGCTTTTCTGGACCAATATATGCTAATGGCATATACTCCCAATACACCGGGATGGGTGTCTTCTGCACCATGGAAAACTTCATGCTGATACACAAGAAAAAGCAGATCACTAGTGAGCAACTCTACAAGCTCATAGGTGCCAGAATAACTACTGCCAGAATTGACACACAACCCAAGTATGTTGAGGTTCTTCCTTCTTTGGAACACCCCAATATCATCATTGACATCCCCGACATGCAGAAATCCACTGTTGTTCGTTACTATACTGCCCCTACTGCCACTCACAAGGTTATACTCAACAATACTACTGTGAGTGACTTACATCAAGTCTTTGAGAGCGTTGTTTACAACGAAACTCAAGAGGAGTGTATAGTTGCCGGATGTGGCTACTTGGCTGGACACTTTCCAAACTACACCGCCGACATAAAAATTGGCGCCACCCATGTTGTGGTGAAAGATGGTGTCTACGTTAAGTGTACTGGTAATAGAGTAGAAGAGTCAGCCGTGACTTTCGAAGATACAGAGACTCACTGTGCCTTAACTTATGGAGATCACCATACCGTCTTTACCATCGACGATCTAGTTAAGATCAATACTGGATCAGGCACTCAAGTTCCCTTGTTTTGGGAGCTACCAACAACTGTGAAGATAGCCCTTCATGCCCATATCTCAAAAGTATGGGTTAGGGCTGCCTCGTTCAACGATCACAAGAGTGGCATGCACTTGCTTACAGCTAAAGAGAAATTTGTCTTTAGAGCTGTTCAGTTTGCAAAGAGCTTTTACAACTGGCTCAAGTCCCACAAAGTTCTGTCCTTATTAGCTGGACTGGGTCTAGTTTTGGCTGGACTCTCCATCGCCGTGATTGCCAAGCAATCTAATACCATCCCTACTATAGGAACAGTCACAGCCTACGAAATGAACTCAGTACGAGTCTACGTCCCAGGAATGATGGACGTTATCCTCTCCCCATGCCCTGATTGCTGGTCCTACAGCTGCTCTTCTCCATTCTGTAAGAATGCTCGTGTAGCCGATGGCTACAAGAATGGATATGAGAGATCTGCTGGAATTCAAGCTTGGACCAAGCAAGAGTTTGAGAGTGGAGCTAGACTAATAAAAACTGTCCAGTTTCAGTCAAGTGACTCTGATGTCGAGGATGTCGTTCCAGAAGTGGAACAGAAGCGCGTCGTTAAACGACGAAAGATTCGTAATGACCCGCGCCGCTATGAACCACGCTCTGACGATGAGGACGGCAGACAAATCACTATGTCTCTGTCAATGGCACTTAACAACCCAAGTGTGTACCGTTATGGTGGAACAATTCCTGACCACTATGAAGGCATACAAACGATCACCGCTACGAACAAGAAAACACCCGACAAAGAACAAGATATGGTCATCGCACGGTTGAAAGATGCCACTTGTTTCGTTCGTTCAAATGCCACTGGTCTTACAGCCCGTGGAATTATGATTGGAGGAAACAAAGTCCTCTGTAACACACACCTCTTTCCACCTGAGGATACGGAGGGAGCATTGGTTGTTGACGATGAATTTCCAAATGGCATCCATGCGAGTGTTTTCTCGAGCCTATTGGATCGCGACTTGACAGTCCTTATCATCGAGGACAAGTCTTTTAGACCAAGGAAGAGTATCCAGAATCTTTTCATTAAGGATTCTGACCTTCGTATAGTCAAAGACATTAGACTGGTCGTCTTCAACCAAAGCGACACCAACATCACCGCTGCAAAGTCAGTACTTGTTCCTACGATCTTGAACAGTACAGTTGCTTCTGCAATTCATTGGGAGAAGCCAAAACACGGAAAGAAACACCGAGCTGCAGCTATTGCCGTCTACTGGGCAGGGCTTGCTGGTGTTCCAACCAATCCCGGACACTGCGGCTCAGCCTACATCGCTGCTTCTGTACAACTAGGAGCAAGAAGAATCGTAGCACTACACAGTATTGCTAATCCATCATCACTCACAACCAAAGGGGCTGTTTGTTCTCAAGAGGACATTTCAGCTCTTTTGTCAGATGACAGTGAGGAGTATCAAGCCAGTACTGAGGATTTTGAAGTCTTCAACCATCCACTGGCCCCTGAAGCAACATTTGTCACAATGGAACCAGAAACAAGCATGCTTAAGGAGTGTGAACCCATACGCCTCTATGACATTGCCGATACTGATCGTTTCAAACAACTCGGCTTCCATCGGGCTTCCTACAGACCACCATTTAACAAACCCGATCACAAACGCTGTGTCTTCCACCAGTGGACTAGTATTAGTGATGATTGCGCTCCTGCGCCAATTGACACTAGGCACATGACACCCGAAAATATCGCAAAACTTGCGACCCGAGAAGGACGTCCAAGCTTACTTGGAACACAGCTCGAAAAGATCAGCTTCCAGAGCTTCGCTCTTGATTCAGAGCTCCTTGACGCTGTCGAAAGTTTCATTTTCCATCAGTACCGTGATATCTTCCACGGTTGGAGACCTTTGAATGACCATGAGATCAAGAATGGTGTGAACAATCCAAATTCACCGTTTTACGGTTTTGTTGGATCAATCGATGGTGACAAGAGTGCAGGTTTCTACGGGGCCTTTATGAAAGACATCAAGAAAGGCGGTTTCTTCGAAAATACCGCAGGCCCTGGAGAAGCTCCTCTCTGGAGGTGGGCTAACACACACAAATCCACCGAACTGAGGAAGCGCTACGAAACCATGGTGAAACTAGCACCTGCTGGAATCACACTTATGGATACAATCGAAGCACGCGCAAAAGGAGAGATGCTTCCAAATGAAAGCGTTGCAGTCGGAAAGATCAGACTTTTTGAGAACGTTGGCCTTGCCACGCATCTCTTCCACAAGAAATACGTTGGAGCCTTCTGCGCTCTTTCTTCAAAACACCGTTTCATGAAAGGTAATTCGTTTACCATTGGACTCAATCCCTATACAGAGACGGGGACACTTTACCATTCCTTACTTTCAATATCACCAGAAGGTGAGGATGGTGACTTTTCCCGTTTTGACAAGCGGATGCCCCTCGACGTCCAAAAAGCTGCCGGTAGACTACTGGCACGCTGGGCAATTGACAACATCGAAAACATTACACCTGAAAAGAAGAAGGAGGTCCACAATACCTTCCAAGTTCTCTGCAATCAAAACGCAAGAGAACTGCACGTCAGTGAAGGAGTCCTTTATGTCACCAATGGATCTTTCAACTCAGGATGTCTTGAAACGAATTTTGGAGATGGTTTGTTTAATATCATCATGCGATGGTATTGCGTCGTTCTAGCAGCTCGTGCTGCAGGAGACACTCGCACCCCACATCAAATCTTAAGCGAAACATCTACTCTCCATCATTTCTTTGTTAATGGTGATGACATCATCTCTGCCATTCATCCTTCCATCAAGGAATGGCTCAATTTTCACTCACTCCAGAGGGCTTATGCCACTTTTGGAGTTATGTATGATGTCACAACCAAAGACGGAGGAATCGGAGACGCTACAAAACCAATCCTCGAAATGAGCTTTTCATCCAGAAGTTTCAGATTCATCAACGACTCGATTGTGGTTGGTGCTCTCAAGAAAACATCCATTGAGCGTATCTTCCACTGGAGCACTTCTAACCGTGCCGAACAACTGAAACACAACTTTCTTGTCTGTCTTCTCGAGAGCTTCTTCCATGGAAAAGAATATTACAACAAGATCGCAAAAGAAATTGTTGCTATGCGTGCAAAATACATGGAAATATTTCACACGCGTTTGGAGTTCAACATCGAAAGCTACAACAGAATGCTTTCATCATTCATCTCCCACCCAACACTAGAGTGGTTGGACCCTGAATATGCAAGCGACAATTTTGAATCTATCAAAACGATCACTATTCACCACCAAACAATGAAGTTCAATGATGCAAGAAAATGCACTGAATGCAATGTGCTCTGCACCAATCAACGTGCTTTCTCGAAGCACGTCATCAACAGCCATCCCACTGTCCAGACGATCATCCCTTGCAGTGGACCATTCTGTTCCCTCACGGGAACGCCGGCAGAAATGTCGAAACATGTCTGCACTTACAGCGGAGAATGGCGCTGTAGCATGTGCTCCGGTGTCTACCGGACCTACGAAGCAGCAGCCAACCACCACCTTTCAGCCCACGGCAAAAACGTTGGAACAATTTCTGACTACTTCACCCAAGTTCACCCCGAGCTGGATGGCTGCCTTCCAACTACATCTGGAACTTTCCAGAGTGGAAACAACGAACCCAACATCTACGAACAAATTGGACACAACGTCGTAAACAACCACCTTGGATTTGCGACAAAAATTGGTAATGTCATTGGCAAGAACATCTATGTCGAAGTGTTTGAACCAGAAAACTTCAACAATGACATTATTATCGACAACTTCCGTCTAAAGAAAGACGATGAAGGAAATCTTCTCTTTTCTTCGGCTTCAATAGTCAGAGGACATCCCAAAGTCTGGAAAGAGTCAGGTTTTCCCATTATCGTGGACGAAAAAGGTTACCTCCTTCCACATCTTGGCCTTGGACTGCTGAACATCTATCAGTCTGCACCAGCTGGAGACCCCACAAACCAGCTGAACGCTTTCGCCCCCAAAGGCGGACCAGCGGCAATGCCAGAAGGAGTTTCTCCATCAGACAACTTGAGCATCAACACACAAGATTTGTCTTCTGCTCCAGTTCCTCCTCCAATGATGATTGACATCGCCCCACCAACTGCTGGTGGTGTCATGGCTGGACCACCTCCTGAAACAATTGCAATGACGGGACCTAGGATGATACTCGAAGATGCTGTACGCGCCATCTCTCAAGTCGTCACCGACGGTTCCATTGATCTTGCTGCGGAGTCTGGAACAGTCTTTGCTGAATTGGTTTTTGGTGAGAGTCTTCACACCACTGTGAGGAACTACATCCTTTCCCATGAAGCTTTCACTGGAAGCTTTGACTACAAGTTCAACATCTTTGCCAACGCTGTACTTAACGGTGCAGTCATCGTAGGTTGGCAACCATTCAAGAAGGAATTCTACACCATCAATGATCTCCTTCGATACCCACATCAGATTATCAATCTTCAGGGAACTTGCTCCTTTACGGAGACTCTTGGAGATCGTCGTCAAACCCAGTTTTGGCGGTCTACCGATGAATTAAGAGTTGGTGTTAACACCGACAACAGACCAAGACTTGTCTGCATGATCTACTCCCAACTTTCAACCTTCACTGGCGAACAAGGACCATCCATTAGGTACAAGATCCTTATGAAACCTAATGAGGACATGTGTGTCAACAACTTCACACAGTGGTACTCTGAGAGGCAAGTAGTCGACGAGGTCATTCCAATCAATTACTTTCCTGGAAATGCCTCCATTGTCTCCGACGGCACCAGTTTGCCTCGCTATAACAGCGACCCGTTGATATATACCCTACCCTCTCTCTTCACAGAAAAACGGGCGCTCGTCTTTCCCGTCAACACCAACACGACCTTGGATCTTCCCAATGGTGTAAAAGACTGCATTCTCGCAGACCCAAGTTCCGCTTGGAGAGTATACATGAATGGTGAGTTTCCAAAAGAAGTATCATTCCCATGCGCAGGTGATACCCTGGAGGCCTACAAAAACCTCCCAGATGACCAAGTGCTTATTACGGCAAGTCTGGATACTTGGCAACCAAATCTTGGCGACTGGACAGTCGACGTCACCGTACCAATTCTTGGTGGCACTGACAACCCAGGAGTCTGCACTGTTTGGCGTTATTCGCAATGGGGCGGAGGTGTCACATCCTCTGGAACCCTCATTTTCGTCAAATGGATTGCGCAGGATAAACCACCAGCATCAGAAGGTGCCACCTTTGGATCTTACGATTCAGAAATTTCTATCAGTTCTGGATTTATCAACACCCTTCCGCTCAACTGGAAGGTGATCACTTTCTCTGACCGCCCTGAGCCACATCCAGTGGCTGGAAATCAGTCCTTCTGCATGCCTTGGAACTCGAGTGCTAGCAACATAGCTGTAGCTTGCTACGACTTGGCAAGAAAGAATGGAATCTACACCCCGTTCACTCTCGACCTTTACCGAGGTTCCATCAATTTGGGACAAATTTACATCGGCAACTCTATGCCAAGCGGTAGAACAAGCTTCTACTTTGCTGCAAACATTGACTTACCATATGCTTACCTAGACTTGGAAAGCGTATCCCTGAGAAACCCTCTTTCTTACAATGAGGGAAGCGACTTGAAAAAGATTACGTCAACATCATGGATTCAAAAAGAATCAACCTCTCTTGTCGAACTCGTGAGATTCCTCTCGCACAGAATCGAAATGTTGGAGGGATACCAAGGCGCAGCAGCGTCTATGGTTGGTGGAGGTGCCATGCAAGGCATTGGAGGTGGACTCATGAATTGGCAAAATCAACAATTCAACATGGATATGATGGGCAAAGAATGGGCCAATCGTTCAAATTTGAACAACCAGGACTGGGCAAACAACACCATGTCCCAATCTTTGATCCTATCTAAGAAAGCTGGCCTCGACTCAATGAACCGTCGTGCCAACTACGCTGCAACAATGCAGCGCTTTGGAGCCCCAACTAATCAGAACAACCCCAGTTCTACCCCAAGTATGGGCGCTTCAACCCCACTCGCTCTATCTCACCAGAGACCGAGCAATGCACTGGCTACACTGCCAAGTGCACACCCCGGTAATTCAAATTACCAGCCCACCCCTAGACCAACCCCTGTTATTGCTCGG